AAGGTATGGTAATAGATCTCTTTAGAACATTAGAAGCAAGTAGAAGGAAACATAATATATGAAATATATAATAATAGTATCTACATTATTTTTATTGAGTGCTTGTACAGTAGGACAAAAGTGTACCTATACGCAGGATGGTACTAAAATTAAATCTTATGTATGGTTTTATAAAGAAAAACCAATTGACCTTGATAAGGAAAATTGTAATTGATTTATAAGTTTAAAATCTGGATTTGGAGTCCTATGGTTTGTGAAATAAATTTATCAGCTATGACTGATGAAGAAGCTCTTAGGACTTTCAAAGCCTTAGATTTAAATAGTTTTCAATGGAAGAGAGATGAGATGTTACATAATAGAACGACTTATGAAGTAATCAAAACAGATGAGACCACTAAAAACAGTACCATCATCTCAGAGTGAATATGATTTTCCTGAGTCTAAACTTTGGTTTGCTGTGATAGTGCAGGCTCTTACAGATGCTGCTTATGCAGGTAATCGTAGAGAACCTTTATACAATAAAAGAGCAGCCATAGAATGGATGAAAAGCGAAGGTTATGATTTTAAAATGGTGTTTCAATATGCGGGTTACGAATATGAATATGCTATGAGAAAAGTTCGTAAACTCTTATCTTCTATAGAATATCAACTTAATAAAACTCAATTAGCTATTTTAACTAAGAAGAAGTTTATACCTAGAGTAAGAACTGATACAAGATATAAGTTAAGCTTTTAATGAAATATAAATATACAGTAACTGATAAAGAAGGTAATGTTGAAACATTAGAAGCTATGTCTTATAAGAAAATGTTGAAGAAACTCAAGCCCTTGACGAGTTATAAAATAGAGTATAAAAACAAGAAAGATCATCATTTAGTAAAAATGATAACAACTAAAAAATATGACTGATACTAATATATTTAAAGATGTTACTTATGATTCACTTAATAGACAAGTTGATGGTGATCATTATCGTAGTTTTAAAATTCAACCTGCTCATTTTATTAATGAGAATGAATTATTATTTGCAGAAGGTAATGCTATTAAATATATCTGTAGACATGCTAAGAAAGGCAAGCGTAAAGATATAGAGAAAGCAATACATTATTTAGAAATGATTATAGAAAGGGATTATAGCGATGGGTCATTTTAGCGGATTAAATAAAGAGAATAAAGAACTAAAAATATATAGACCCTTTGGTCCATCAATAGGTCATTGTAAATTACCTCAGGATCTTATTGATGATTTTAATAAAGATTGCGATAGCATTGTTGCTAGTAAAGAGAAAAGTAAGCTGCATGATTTCTCTGATGATCTAGTAGGTAATGTTAAACAAGAGTTAATAATCAGTCCAGAAACATTTGAGAAATGGGCTCCTTATTTTCAAAAATTAGTTAGTGCTTATATTCAAGCACATCCTGATAATGCTCATGAACTTCAGAAAATAGTATTTAAATCGGGTTGGTATGTAAGAACCTTTGCAGGTGATTTTAATCCCTTACATTATCATACGAATTGTCATATGTCCTGTGTAGGGTATTTATCTTTACCTGAAGGTATACAAGAAGAGTGGGATAGAGAGGATAAAGATCATTATCCAACTGCTGGTGGTATTGAAATGCAGTATGGACAAGTCCAATTATTTTCAACTAACACAGTAAGAATCCGCCCAAAGGTTGGAGATTATTATATCTTTCCTTGGTGGATGTATCATATGGTATATCCTTTTAGAACAAAAGGAGAACGTAGATCTTTTAGTTTTAATGTCTTTGGTGAACCCAAAGAAGTCAATAAACCAAAATCTAAACTAATAGTTTAGAGGTTGACATTTTTCAAGAAACCATTATATATTAAAGTATCTAATAATGGGAACCTTTTAGAATTGACATGGCTAATTGGTTATTAGATGTCGGATTACATTACATAGATACTCCTACTGTCAATGTCAAAAGACCCCGAGTTTATAGCTCGGGGTTTTTTTATTTAATCATCCTCATCTTCTTTTGATCTAACTTTACCAAAAATAATAGTGTAATTTAGTTTGGTAGAATCTTCAAAAGATTCACCAGATTGAAAAGGTTTGGTAGAAATACCAACTTTGTGTCTTACATTTTCACAAGCTGTAAGTAACAAACTTAGAAATAAAAACATTGTTAAATATTTCATTTTTATTTGTTTCGTTTCTTTTTCTTAGGTTTAATTTTGTTAATTTTATTTTCAATGTTTGAAATTTTTTCTTTAACTAAAACCATATCATTACTTAATTTAAATGTTTGGGATAAATTCCAACCACCTAAAGCTAATAAAATTCCAAGTAACGCTACTACTATTTTTTCATTCATTATTTTGTGTATCCTTGTGTGTCATATTTGTCTTTTACAATCTTAACTATTTTAGTAGAACCCATGTATTCTTCTAATATTGCATCGACTTCACCACAAGCCATACGAACATTTTGAGGGTTTACACTTCTCTCAACTGTTCTTTTCATTTTTAAGCATGTGCTCATCTTTTGGTCTTTAATATAGGTATGCTCTATAACACCACCTTGATAAAACATACAAAGAGCTATTACTCCACTAGTTATGACTCCCATTGTCCCTCACTTTATCTTTTAATTTTTCTAAATCATTCATAAGTTTTTCTACATCTTTTTGTAGTCTTTCGATGTTTACTTTGTTGTGCATCATAGATTCCATCTGTTCTTGAATCTTTTCAATATCTTTTATGGAATCTTCGATTAACAAAAATTGTTCTGAGTCTGCAGGTAAACTTCCCATCTCTCCTCTAGGCCACTTAATAGAAAACTCAACAGCTTTCTCTAAGTCTTTAGACATCAACTCTATTTGAGTAGCGTGGTTATTTAACTTTTCAGTTACACCAAAGTATGCCCAAACACCTATAGCAACAGCTGCTATGATGCTGATTAAGTTCTTAATAGGCATTGCTATGTTTGTTGATTCGCTTACTTTCATATCCAATTTATTACCTTAAATACTAAATAGAGTGTTATAAATGTAAACATTGCCATCATTTGTATATCGTAAGGATGATTGGTCATGTGCCTACATTAAAATAGCTAACTTTTTTTTTAGCTTTTTTTGCTTTAGTTAAAGTATCAAGAGTACCTGTACTTTTTTTATCCCAAAAAGCTACGACATGATCTGATGTATTTACTATATCAGTATTTCTTGTCATAGCTGCATGACGAAAGCCAGCTACATTAATTAATCTTTGATCTGGTTTATATTCTTTTATTGGTATACCACGAGCTTGTGCCCATTGTATTCCATATGTATCTGCACCTTTAGCTCCACCAGAAATAACTAAAGATGGTTTCCCATGTTTAGCAACATATTGATCCATCTTATCAAAGACGTGTTGTTTGGGATTTGTTATTTTTTTATTCCACACTTGTCCTGCTTTAGATGTAAATACTCTACTACCAACTATACCTAATTTATAGCTCATTTTCTAAACATCGGTAACGATGCTCCTGAATTATGATAACATTTTAAACAATGTATTTTAGAATCTTTATAAACTACGTAAGGGTAGTTTACAGTTCGTTTACACGTCTTGCACTTTTTCTTTGTTTTTATTTTTGAGATCATCAAGTTCACTATTAGCTTTATGTAGATCCTCTGCTGCATTCTCTAGTTTTTGTAGAGTTCGCTTAAGAGAGGAGTCTTTCATTTTACAAGCATCTTCTAACTCATTAACTTGTTCTTTGAGTAGTCGTACTTGTTCTTTGTATTCGTTAATAATTTCTTGATAATCTGGTTGTTCCATTACTTCTTAGAAGTTGGTCCACTGTTTCTAAATATCTGTGTACCCTTTATACCAAAAATGCTCGCCACGACAAGCACCCATAAATTCGTGAACCATTTTGGAAGCTCATGAAAATATTCAAAAAAGAGTTTAACCTTCTCCATTGCTGTTGGATCGTCACTCATAACTGCCCACATGAGTACTACGATTGGTGCTGAAATAATTACAAGGACAAATTCGTCTTTGTAATCGTTTTGACGGGCTTCTAAAAGTTTGCCCTGGTAAGATTCCTCACCTCGAGCCATTTTTTCTGCATGCATTAACTGTGCGTCAGACATAGCCATCTTCGTCTTTTGACGATTTGAATATATCTTACTACCAGCTTGTAATGCTATCTTTGCTAAACTAAACCATGCCATGTTTTATTCTCCTATAACTTCCTTTGCCTTTTTTAGGCTTATGTACTTTGTGTTTATTGTTTTTTAACTGTTGAACCATCGGATTTCTTGATGGTATATACTTTTCCCGTACTACCTCCTTGGTATCTAAGATAGTGTCTTTTGCTCCATCTTTTGTTCCAAGCCCAAACATTAAGTTTGCTGCCTAGAGTTTCTATGATGCTGAAGAATTTGTCGGAAATCCATCCCATGCCTTATACATTCCTTCTACTAATAATTCATCAGAGTATGGTTGATCACCATTCTCCATTTTTATTATAGATTTAACTAATGGTAGATAATGCTCAATGCTATTATCTAGTTTATCCATTGGGTTAAAATTCATTCTGTCACAAACAAATTTGATATAAGCGTCTGTATCGTTTTCACTAGGAGGAGCCCATCTTCCGATAATGTCCTCTATATTAGATTTTTTATGTGAGAAACGATAGACTAAGAGTATTCTCATTAAAGCACGAATACCCCAAACAGATTCTTTAAAAACACAAAAGATTGGATCTGATTGTTCATCAGCCAATCCATCCCAGTCAGTACCTAATTTGATATTGCCTGGATTCTTGTTTCTAATTCCTCTCGGTAATTTTTCTATTCCATCTGCCATTGTCTTTTAATACCATTGGGATCAATTTCGGTAG